CTACTTTATTGAATACCTTACAGCCCGCATTTTTTCTAACTTTTCAGCCTGATATTTATTCGCTAATTGATGCCCTACAGGTATTTCTCCGCCAAAATGCATGTAAGCAACAACGTAATAATTCTTACCTGTTTCTGGTGTTGAGATGATGTAATAACCAATACCAGCGTTTGCATGTGCTATTGATTTTTTATCTTTTTCCACTTTTGGATTAAGCGTGCGAATCACCCAGTCATAACGAACGTAACTCATAGCTTTATCTCCACTTTCGACAGGTCGGGTGCTTCATCTTCCGAGGTAGTGTTAGACCACTTTTCAGCTCGCTCATAGTTCGCGACAAGCCAATATGGGTCAGTGTCGATCTTCCAACCACGGTCATTATTGCCTCTGTGAAACTCGCTTTTCGAGATTGCAGTAAACGCTGTTTTCAAACGCTCTTCTCCCAATTCTTTTAGTCGAAGCCTAAGTTTTTCTCGACGTTGTTTACTGAGCTTAAAGCGTACGGGGTCTTTTTCGAATAGCTCACAAACCCACACATGGAAGTGGTCGAATTGATTACAATTTGACGTATTTATTATTTCTTTTTCTTCTTCTTTTTCTTGTTTAGTGGCTAAGCGTTGGCGTTGATGGTGCGTTTTGTTTGCGTCGATAGATTGAAATTTTTGCCAATTACAGATAGAAAAAGTGGTCATTTTGTTTGTGCTGAACCATACTATCATGTTGCGTTGGCGAAGTCGGTCTAACGCACCTCTGAGCGTCCCCTGTTTTAAGTTCAGTTCAGTTGCCAATTTTTTACGCCCAGTTTTGTATGTTCCAGTACTTTTATCAACCTTCATAAGTAGCCGAAAAAATACTACGAAAGCAGTATTATCGTTAGACAGTAGTTCATGCTGGTCTGCATTTCGCCACAATTTAATCCAACCGTTTTCCATTTTTACCCTCTCTTTTTAGACCAAAGGAAAACTAGCACCATCGCTTCCTACGGTGTTTTTATTAATGTTGCAAAAAAGATGCAAGAATTTGGTGCAAAACCCTTGACAACTTTTTAGCGATTTATCGATTTTGAGAAAGAGGTTATTTTTAGACAAAGAAAACCCCAGTCAAAAACGACCGAGGTTATCAATTGGCTATCTGATGTTCTTATATTAGCAAACTCTAGCGTAAAAGTCAATACTCACAAGATAGACTTTACGACAATGCCGCTTGCAGAAAAAGTAAAAGTAAAGCGCAATGACACAACTACTGACAAGCCTGTGAATGTACAGTGTGGCTGTGCCAGGATATTAGTATCTGCTAATGCCTCTGAAGCTATCGCCAATATACAATTTCCAAAACAGTTTAAGAGCGGTACGTTCCCTGTAGTGGTCTGTACATTTGCTGGATATACCCCCAACTCGGGCGACGCTTGGACAGACACTCCGCTCGATACGTGGGGTGGTGCGTCAATGAGTGCATTAAAGATTACTAACTCATCATTTAAGGCAACTATCCGTCGTTTTGACGGAGCGTGGCTAAATGGTGTGTATTACTTTAACTGGATAGCAATAGGTCAAGCTTAGACTACTTAACATACTCTAACACAATACTAACTTCTGAATTGCCCCAGGGGTAGCTACCAGAAATCTCAATATTTGTATTGTCAATTGAAGTAATGCCTGATTGGTGTGTGCTCTCTATGTATGGAATAGTTTGCTTTGAAATGTTATCAGACAACGATCCTCCCAGTCGCATAGAGCCGTAATATCGTATAATTTCCCATTTTTTAGTTAGATCTTGAATTCCGTGCGGCAGTAGACCAGTTCTATTGCCAGCTAGGTTTACAGTACCACGCACAACTTTACGATAAATAGGGCGACCATCAATCCATTTTTGACCAGTATCCTGTTCAGTAGTCTTGTATTTATTGTCTGGCATTGTCGTAAAGTCTATCTTGTCGGCTGTAATGGACTTCTCAGGAATTACTTGAGGTTTAAGTTCAGGTATAGCAGATTCTTTTAGTGTGCCGTCTGGATTATGAGATTTTAATAGCCACTCGACTAAGTCGTTTGCCCATGCAGAAGTAGCCGTTGGTACAACTGCAGCCCCAATCGGATATAGCCTATCCAGACCGCCTGTCAGAGTAAGTCCAGCAATACTCCCGTTTGAAGCAGGCACACCTTTCCATGAAGTTGCCGACCCTGGCACTATATCATTATTAGAATCAGTTTCGAATATGACAAAATCCTGCTCCTCACCAATTAGCCAACCGTCGACTGTACTTATGGCTAGGTTTTGGGTTCCTCTTTCTTTTTGAGAGGTAAGTTTTGCGGATGCTGGTAATTCGCCTTTTGCTGAAGCTTTTCTAAGCATCTTTTTTCTCCCTGTATATTTCCTTTAACATCTCGACCACTGCTCCGATGACTGGCATTAGTCGGCTAATAGCGGCGGCAATAATCGCAATGACTGCTGAAAACACTGCATGTCCCGTCAATGCGTCCAAGCTCGCAATAAACTTGCCAAATTCTGGTGTGCTATATAGCATTGTGAATGCTCCCATTGCTCCCAGTAGTCCCTGAAAAAACGTCCTCACGGCTCGACCGTTTTTTGTCTCTGGACTGAATAATAATTTAATCTTTTCCATATTTCCTCCTTATTTATTAAAGTTTTTGAACAAATTGGTTAAAAATTCGATGATTTTATTGATGAGAACCTCCAGTGCAGAAACTCGCTTTTCTAGGCTATCGATTGGTTTATCGCTCAGGTACAGCTTATCGATTGCTAGTGTGCCGCCATCCAGCACCATCAAGTCATCATCAACCAGTCTCGTAACATGAGTGACGCGAACCTTCGTCCCCATTGGCAATTTCTTTGCTAATTTTCCAGTAGTCAGGTCAGTAACCTCACACTCTGAACGCGTCCAGAAGTCTTGGTCGGCAATATCCTTCAGATTCTTTTGCCATGCCGGCTTATCTTTATTCGGATCAGCTAGCGCAACTAGCTCTGTCGCCGCAATGCCGAACGGCTTGTTATTCTTAACGGCGTACTGCGATAGGTAGTATTTCTTGCCCTGCACTATCGTCTCCTTGGCGATATCGATAACCGTCCCTCTAGGAATCACGTTACCAAACGCTTCCATGGTTACCATATTGACGGCACGTAGTCCTGCGACTGGTGCGACGACCAGTTTTATATCTTCAATGTCGTTCAGGTTACGCACCCACTCGCTTCGTTTCAATTCTTCCGCTTGGCGAGCCAGCTCTGCGCGGCGTTGGTGCGCCTCCTGAGAATTATTTACATCAGCACGAATTTGGTCGATTGACCATCCCTTAGCAGCTTGTCCCAAATAGTGCCGCAAACCCTCTGGGTCAACTTCACGCCCTAAAATTGATCGGAACACTTCGCGGATCTGCGTCTCGTTGACTGTCGGACGCGAACCGCCGCCAGCGTGATAGCGGTCAGCGGTTGCACGGATACGGTTCTTGTCGATTGGTGAGCAACTAGTATTGAACCATTCTTTATGTACATAAATAGGTAGACGTTTGCCGTAGGCTTTCTCCATATCGTAGTGGAACTCACCCATTACTTCATAATCACCGTCAGCTAGGCGTGGGTTACACTCATAACCTACTGTGGTTGCATTACCTCTAGCGTTTCCTGCGTGCCACGCCGCATTATTCGCATCAATAATCCAAGCAATACGTCCCGCCTCACCTACTACGTGTGCTGACGAGTTGCCATTTGGTCGACATAGCCAATTGACGATACCGTCAAACTGAGGTTGTTGTGCAGGATCTCCCCACCAGTGATACGTCACACCATCGACTGTGCGTGGCATTCCATAAACATATGGCACTTGTGATTCGGGCGTATAGTTCGGCGAGCTAAACTGAGTTAATTCTTGATATGACATTATTTCCTCCTTATTTGTGCTTGAACTTCTTCTTGTAATTCTGTAATTGCTTTATTTTGTTGAATTAAGTTGTTAGTCGCGTAAATAGCTAGTGTGACAAGTGCGACTGCGAATAATTTCGCCAGGTTGCTTGTTACCAGCTTCCAAAAGTTCATAACGCCTTCGATTTCAGTGTATTTGACGTATTTTTCATCTGACTCTTTTTTGTATGCCTTAAGCTGTGCTTGAGTAACATTTGTACGTGTAATATTCTCAATTCGCTCTAGGGTAGTCGTGTGCCTGTCGACACTCTCTTTAATATGCTCAACATTCGCCCACAAGGCTCCGAATTCTTTAGCTGATACTTCTGGTTCCATAACCTCTCCTTTTTTGTTTTTATTCATCTTCGTCCTCCTCAAAAATAACTCCTATCGGTATGTGCTGGATTATCACGTCTGATAATTCAAAGTCTGCTCCTGCTTCATTCGCCGCGACTGAGTACTGAATCCAGTTCACGTCTTCGTCAATATCCTTAGTAATTGATAGTCTTACCTCACCGCTTGATGACTTATATTTTTTAGGTACAAATCCCCAGCCTAGAGGGCTGTTCCAGCCTGAAGGGGTATTCCACCCAATTGGGACAGTCTTTGGGGTAAAGTTTTTGCTGAAGTTTAAGAACGGTTGAAGTGGTTCATCTTCGGTTTTTCCAGATACTGAGAAGTTAATGGTTCCTGTAGGTTTGAGCAAAATAAATGTAATATCCACTAGGCTTGTCCACATCGCGCCATCTTCAGAAAACTTCACGACCCCTGAGCCGATATCAGTGATAAACGGTTTCCCACTGTCGGTCATTTTCACTTCATCAGTTAGCTCGATAAGTTTATTCCCAATAGCCAAAAGTACTCTAGTTTTTCCGTCGCTACTTCCATAAACTTTTAAGTCGTTAATGTCGCCTATCACCCAAGGCATACACCAAACACCGCCGCGCTTCATATCAAGCACCCATAGTTGGTTCAATTTTTCACTACCAACTGGCACTGCGAAATAAATCATACCGTTAACTTCTAGCCCGATTGATTTATGAATAAAATTACTGTTTAAGCGTTCGACGTCTGGTTGTATATTGTCTGTCAAATTATCTGTAGATAGGACGTTCTGCATTTGAGGCTTTGTCAATGTAGTCTTAAATCCAGCCTTAGAGATATAAATAAGAGCGTTATTATAAACGACAACTGAATCTGGCGCGTCTGTTCCGTCTCGTCCGTTATCATCAATCACGCTAATCCACTGAATATTCGTAGAGTCTAATTGCATACTTGATGACTGTAGATATTTCAGACTTCCGTTACCGTTAGTCTCTGAGCATAGAATCATCGGCACAGCATCGCCCTTACCGTTTCTGAATGGACGCATAGCAACAGGTATTTCTTTTGAACCTGCATTGATTCGGATATAGCCACCAGCAAATGCTGAAAAATCCAACATCGTGTCAGGGTCAGCGCCACCAAAGGTAATCTTCCAAGGGTCGTCCTCATCGCCCAAAAGATATAGACGGCTAGCTACAAGTACCGATCGTGCAGCCTTAACGCCTGCCGTGCTGTTTGAATTAGGGGGTATAACGTTAGGGTTTAAGACTTTTTGTCCGATGTCTTCATAGGATTGTGTTAGAGTATTGTCTTTTATATGTCCGACGATATCCATCATTCGTAAGCTCGTCGGGGAAATGCCACAGTATAAAATATAATATTCAGCGTCCTTGACTTTGTTCCAAGTGATCTTTACATATTCTTCAGTCTGACCTTTTGTTTTGTCTACGTTTTTTCCACGCCATTCAGTTCGACTTTTATTTACTCGTACGCTTGCGGCATCACTTCTTGCTGTTTCTCCATTTTTAACAGCCGTTACACAGTAGTACAGAGTTTCATTTGTCCCCGCTATGCCTACTGCTTCAGCTTTTACCTCTGTAACTGTAGGCAGTGCTTCTGGGCGTACATTCTTCTTTTTTTGAATATCATAGTAAGATAAATAATCTTTACTATTTGTAATCACTACCCTATCGCGGACTTGAGTAAATGTTGGATACGATTCGTTGTTGTAGTCTGCGCCTTCGATCTTTACCCAGCCCTTGCCGTCTAGTGCTGTATACGCGTGAGCCCTTTCTCCGTCTTTTACGATAGCTATAAGTTTGTTTGTTCGCTTGTTGCCAACGACTTCAACATACTCATCAAAACCTAAGATCTCACCTGGTAAATCCTCTCCATATTGTCTAGTGCCTGGTCGTGGAGCAACAGTTCCGTTTTGTTTGAGCATAGCGTTAGTCATTTTTAACAGACCGCTATTAGGCATACGCCCTGCATCCATAGCAGAGATGTAGCCCTTGTTCCAAGACTTAACACTCAACCTATCAATATTTGGCTGAGGGGCGCTCTTAGGGGGCTTTATCATAGCCAGATGTCCTCTCTAATTACTTCATCGAATTTGTAACCATTGCGGTTCTTCATTCCTTCCATAGAAGATTGAGCAAGGGTAACCAAATTACCGTATTGATTGGATTTTGTGCGGCTATTTCTAACAAATTCAGCGGCTATCATATAGACCAACCAGTACGGATCATCAATCTCTACCTTGTCTTCTGGTTCTACCAATTTTTTAGTACGACGAATAACTGGCGCAATGATTTTCGCGCCCTTCATTTCTTCAGTTAATCCATTAAAATCTAACTTCCAACCTAGCTGTAAAGCGCCATAACAACCGTTCTTAAACAGCTGAGGGGAGATAAATGGGATAGTCCAAGTCTTATCATCTTTCTTTAGTGTGATGAACTTACGAAAATCTACTGTTCTAACGTCTTCTGGGAGCTTGTATGATGTTTTATCGTCAATTACACCTATTTCCCTATCTTCACACAATGAGCCCCATATAACGTCTGGTTCGCTTTCCCATTGCATATTCGCCATGTTGGCAATATTGAGCATACGCTCGTATTTTGAATTACCAGGACTGAGCGTTTTTGTTTTTCCTGTTGCTGTTTGATAGGCAAGATTAATTACCTCCGATAGATTCATGAAGTCCACCTTTCTGTGGTTGTTCATGAAAAAGTGCCTGGGAGCGAATACACAAATAACCACTTATTATTTTATGTATCCAATCGCCAAGCACTTCGGTGGATTAGAATTATCCTTATTTTACCACAAAACTATCTAAATGTAACTACCCTACTTGTCGGTCTACGTGATTTTAACAGACCGCTCTTCTGGATAGCCTTAACTGAGAATTGTGGCAATCCGCTCTTATTCTTTTTGAAGGTATTCATACCTAGAGCTGTAGCGTTTGACAGTTTAAGGGTGTCTGTAGAAGTTCTAGCCCCATTTGATGAACCACTTCTTTCACCTCTTCTCCCGCCAAAACTACTCATATCTATAGCGCCTGCTTGAATATGAGATTCGTTAGTGCCTTGTCCGTCTGGGTGCTTAAGAGCGAATGTTCCGTCTGGATTTTTGACTAATCCATATTTTCCTATGCTCTGTATAGCTTTTAGAGCTTTAGGGCTTAATTCTTCGCCCTGCATTTCAGCCAGAGAAGCCGAATTCGTGATGTTGTAAACGTTCAGATCTTGTAAATATTTAGCAACGGCAGGATCTCGCCAATTCTTATTTGCCATTTGCATTTTTACATATTGGCTTTGTTGTGGGCGGGTTCGTAGCGGGGCGTAACCTTGAGCTTCACGGACTTTATTGCTGTAGTCTTCTATCTGCTTGAAGTGATCGGATAGTTCAGGGTGAGCGTCCAGGAATGCCCATTTCTGAGGGCTACTTGGCATATCGTGGTATGTTTTGAGAGTAGCTTGTAGTTCATCACTCACCTCTGGATAAGGTACTCGATTACTCTTTCCAGACTTGAAGTCTTGACGCTTAAAGTATGCACTTCTTTCTTTTTGGAAGTCTTCTAGCCAAGGTGCGTCTTGTTTCAATTTTCTCTGCTCGGCACCGTTCTTTGGTGAACCTTGTAAGTGATAGAAGTACTGTTGTTTGTCGACTGGGAGTTTGTATAGAGGGTCTAGCTCTTCACCTGTTTGTTCTGCCCGCCACTTAGCCGCCTCACTTAGGGCTTTAACTATGTTTGGCTTATTTGCCAGAACTCGGTTGTTCATTAAGACATCGCCCTCTGTCTTGCCTTCTACACTACCATCTCCGTTGTATTTTCGAGTAGTTAGAGCCTTGAAAAATGCTAAATCATCACCGACAAGCTTATTGTCTTTAGAAGCTTTTTCCAATGATTGATAGAAGTATGAGCTTTGACTTGTACCTTTTGGCGCGTAGAATCTTCCAACAATCGAATCTAGCATGCTTCTACCCTTTATTTCATCGTCAGAAGCTCCTGTAGCCTTTGCTATTGCAAAATCTGTACCATGTAGTAAGTTTTGACCACCGCCTGCTGTAGACGTTCTAAATGCGTTGTCTATTTGCTTAGGGCTAAGACCTGTAAGTTCACCGACTTTTCGGGCTGTGAGGCTTGTACTGTTGTCCCACTGGTCTTTTCCGTCAAGATTATTCATGCCCTCAGGTACAATTTCTTGACCCGTAAACAGATTCTTATTAGCAAATGACTCTACTAGTGGTTTTGCGGCTTGTGGTATATATTGAGCACCTGTTCGCCTTAATTCAGTTGGGTTGACCGTTGTAATCTGCTCTACTGCATCACCACCAGCTTTTACCATATCAAACTTCTTGTCTGCCATCGTACTTGCTACCATGTTGTTTAATTGTCGGTGAAGTGGTGAGAATTGAGGTGGTACTGGTACTAGGTATACACCTTCCCACTTGTTTTGTTCTTTGTTGTATTTTGCATTAGAGCTAACAACGACTACGTTATTTTCTTTCACATAGTCGGGGATATTCTCCATGACTTTTTTGCGGTCTTCGTCAGCGTAGTTCCATGCTAAGACGGCAATTGTTGGGGCTACTACCCCCATAGTGATTTTTGCTGCATACCTTACTGGGTTTTCTTTCATTCGGCGCAGAGTAATTCTTTGACCTTGGATATTTGCATTTGAGTAAGGTACTACGGCGTTTATAGTTTTGCCGTATGTTCCACTTCTGGCAAAGTTTGTAGAGTTCCACCTTGCTTGGTCGGCTGCAAACTTCACGGCTTCAGATTCACTCATACCTTTTCGCTTAGCATATTTTTTATTTGAGACATACTGAATTGCTCGTCCGATATCTTCGCTACGTCCAATAGTATTTTCTAGTGTTCGTAGTGGTGATTTTAGGTTATGAAGGGCTCGTGTAGCCAGATTCTTATGGCTACGTATCTCATTTAGATTTAATTCAGAGGCGTTGCGTAGGATTTCATAACTATTACCCACTACACCTTCTCGTTGCATTTCTAAATAAAGATCGCCCTTATGGTGGAATCCTGCACCTATCGCCTCAGCAAGAGTCTTAGGGTTCATTGAATTAATCCCGCCCTTAGAGTTGATAGTAGCGCCCACAAAGTCCTTTACGACGTTAGCCATAGTAAAGCCTGCGTTGACTGTCGTTGCGCCCATTCTCAGAACACGAGCAGGAGTTGCCAAAGCCCTCAATACGATATTCATCTGCTCACGATTCATGTTTTTAGCGGCTTTAGCTACTTCAGGAGCGGCTAAGAATGTACGCTTTTTACCATTATCTAAGTAACTGATAGTTGGTCGTCCATCTGCACTCTCATCAGGCTTTAATTCTCGTAATTGGAATGGGTTCTTAGGGTCTTTAGCGTAACTTGCTAGAAGCTCAGCTGTTTTATTGCGTTCACCCTGTCGAACCATGTCTTGAGTTTTTGTAATCAATGCGTTTAATGGGCTATCGATTAATCGAGATGACCCTTCAATACGTTGGATAATACTCTGAGTGCTTAAACTAGCTTCTCCAACACCTACTCCATGTTTCATTTGAGTGTTTATTTCTTTGTCAGAGAATATACGGTCAAACGGTATGTAGTCTGGATATTTCTTCCTCAAATAATTGGCAGTATCTTGACTGATAAGCCCATAATCTACTGTTTGTTGTAGGACTTTATCTGAATACTCTCTTACTTGTTTGAATTCTTTGGCGAATCGCTTATCAGTAGCTTTTATGAGAGCTTTATCTTTTGCAAGATCTCGTCCTGTTTCTACTCCATTAGATTCTAATTCCAGGGCGTGCTTAGCAATTAACGCCTGTTCAAACGTTTGTAATTCTTTTTTATTCTTAAATCCAGTAATTAACTTATCAAAATTGTTATCTCGAATAAACGCTTCTGATATACCGTCTGCACGCAAAGTCCTATCCAGGGCGTTTCGCATTTCTAATTGTTCAGATTGATTTTTAATTCTATCTTCGATTGGGGCAAATCTGTCCACGAATTTCTCACGCATATCTGCTTTGAAGTCTTGCCAACGCTCTCTAAGGGTAGGTTGTTCGCCTTTACGGGCTGCTCTTTGATCTTTGACTAGCTCGTTTACGTAGTCATCATTATTAATGTCAGCTGGTTCAATAGAAGAGACCCTTTCTGCGTTTGTCGGTGGTTTGGGTGTTTCTTCTACATGTCGCTCTGCAATCATCTGAGCTTCTTCTATTTTCTTCTCAGCCTCTACCTTAGCTTCTTCGGCATGACGCTCTGCAAGCATCTTCTGAGCTTCTTCAATGACATCTGGATCCCTACGCCACTCTGCCAATAGGGTTTTTCTCTCTCTTTCTGCACGACGTGCTTCAGCTACTCGCTTAATTTCATCGATAAACGTATCGATGTCGTCATATCCCATTTCCTGAGCTACTGTATCGATATCTCGCTTACCAGTACGGCGTTTATAGTTAGACGGTAGGTCTCCAGCCAACTCCTTTCCTAGGTAGTGTTTTAGGTCGTCTACATGTAGGCGTGGGATACTCCACGTCAATCCATGACTTCCGAGGATATTTGTGTCATTATGCTCTAAGAACAGTTTTGGATCTATATTCTCATATATAAACTCGTCTATAGCATCCCTTAGCTCCCTAGTCATCTTAGGCTTAGGGTTGGCTTCCATTTCGTTAATAGTTTCTTGAAGTTTATAAGCCGGCAACTGTTCGGTATTTCCGAACACTTCATTTCTGAACTTCCCTGTTTCCATTTGGGCGTAGAATTGTTTAATGGCGTCTTGTTTACCGACAAGTCCCATAATAGCTTCAGTAATTCGGTCATATATTGCTAAGACTTTTTGAGGAATACCTAATCTAGCACCTAGACGTACTTTATCTTCACCGTTTAATCTTCCTTTGTAGTAATCACTGAATCCGTCGGCTAGTTGTTCTTCTGCTAGTAGATTTAGGTCGTTTCCATACTGACTGCCGTATTTGTTTATTAAGTAGTCATCTCCATAAGATTCACGGATAGCGTTTAATAGGTCTTGCTTGTTTTCTACACGTGTAAGTAATTTATGACCTAATTCGTGGTTGAGAGTGTCTTCTGTAAGCTTATTTAGATTGATTTGGTCAGTCTTTGGATCGTAGTAGCCTAATGCTTTCTTTTGCATTTCATTTTGCCACTCATTAAATACAAGGTTCTCATCGCCTGTTAGTTGTAGGTGGCGTGCTAGCAACTCTTTTGATTGTTGAATTTCCTGTATTTTAGCCTCTGCCTGACGCTTATATCTCATATCTGGACTATCTGTTGGATTGAGGTTGTTGGTGTATTTGGTTTGATTTGGACTAAAAGTAATTGCCATATCGTCCATAATCACACCATCTTTACCAGTGGTGTCTTTGATATCTTGAGCATATTTTTTCCATTGCCCATTGTCAGTAATATCCCACAACAAATCCATGTCGTTATCGTACATATCATAATCTTCACGATATGCTGGCTCGCCATCATTTATTCGTCGATGTAGGGCGTCATATTGTTCAAATGAGATTGTCTTTTGTCTATCGCTAATTGGAGATGTAATATTTGCATACATCTCTTTTACGTTCTTACCGTAATTCTTGCCTGCGTTCTCATCAAACGCTAAATAGTTACCAGCACCCCACTTATTAGATGATGTATTGTTTGGATTGAATACATCAAACTCTGCATCTGTGCCGTGGTATACAGTCTTAAGATTGCCATTTTCGTCTCGGATCTTAGAGTCCTTGAAGAACGTTTCTTGTTCTGGGCTTAATTTATACTTCAATCCATTCTCATCTACCTCACCGATATGATCTCTGGCGTATATAGCTTGCTCTTGAGCTTTACGTAGGTTAATCATGGCTGGAGCATTCTCGCTCATTCCTAGACCACGCAAGTATTCTTCACGTTGGCGTAGACGTGTTATGTGTTCGTTATACGCTCTGACTTGTGCTTCATGTTCTGGATTGAGCTTGTATTTAACGTCTTCATTGACATTTTGGGTTTCTTGTGCTATATTACGAGTAGAAGCCTCTGTGTTATAACCAGGTTCGATAAGTTCCCCTGGCAACACAGAGGCTTTTCTTATGTTGCCCTCATAGAGAGTATTGCGTCCATGATCATTACTCTTAGCTATGTCGAGTGTAGCCGTATAGTCATTACCTCTATATTTGACAGGTAGCTCTCTATATTCAAAACCGCCGTCCGCAACACCATGTCCACTTCTATCCTGTGCACTATCGATGAGACGAGATTTTTCAATCACCTGATCAATGTATGGTGCCAATCGTTGCTTGACAGTAAAGTTTTCATTAGTGGCTCGCGCTTGTGGGTTAGTAAACTTTCTATTTCCTTGACGGCTCAACTCCACATCCATCCCATCACTTGTTCGGTACGGATTACCAGTTCGCGCCTTCTGTAAATCACCAAAAGCCGCTTGACTGAGACGTTTTCTCGTATCCCCAGTTATACTGCCCACGGCTTCAGCGACGTTGTATTTCATTTGGGCTGGAGATAGTCGGTTAATCCCAACACCATTCTCTCCATAGGGATTAATTTTATTCCTCACTATTCCCTTCGCACCACTAACAGCACGACCAGCACCGTGCATCATACCCCCTCCGAGCGCACCAAATGCCCCAGATTGGATATAAGCATTTTTATCCATGTTTATCTTGCCGTCGTCCGCTAAGTCCTGTGCGAACGTCTGAACGACCTCTTCCGCGCCTTCTTTAAGTGAGTCTTTGGCCAGGTTTTTAGCACCATTGAATACAGTACGACCAATACCTTGTTTTGCACCTTCTTTTAATACATTACCAGTCGCTTTACCCGCTAAGCTACGTAGAAGCGTACCAGAACCGCCGAATCCTAATCCACCGACTGAAATACCAGCGTCTAGTCCTTTACCGAACCTCTGAACACCGTTTAATTGCTTTACTTTACCGTTTTCGTCAGATTCTATACCTGTAATTGCGTTTGCCATCTTGTTTGGGGCTTCTACTAGCCCTTGAACCATACCGCCAGGTATTTTAGCGGCAAATCGTACGTAGTCCCCTGGATCGCTCCATTGGAATCCTTTTTCTTTATCTGAGGAATCAATCCAGTTATTAAACTTATTAATATTATCTGTGATAGGTTTTTCTACTGTTTTCTTAAAGTTTTGCTGCTGTTTTGCACCGAACAGACCATGCTCACCAAATGGGTTTGCATAATCAAAATATGTTGGTTTTTTAGGCGTAATTATAGGTTTGTTTACTAAGTTTTGAGTTTGGATTTGCTTGTTTTCTTTGTTTACCCAGTCCTGTTGCCCTTGAGGGGTTAGTACTTTAGGGGCGTCATTTATAGTCTTCTGAGGGATTTCTGGCTTAATCTCAGGAATAACAGGCTTAGTGAATTGATTTGCCGTTGGAACTGTATTTACTTTAGGTACTGTATCGGTTTTAGGTATGGTGTCGGTTTGAGTTTTTTGCTGAAAAAGTCCTTGAGTAGGAGATGGACTACCAAAACTAGGCGCCTTGTTTAAGTTATTTAAGACAGGATCCTGCTTAAAAGTAACTGCTGGCTTATTCTGAGGTTGTGCTTGAACTTGCTGTTCTTTACGTCGTTTTTCCTCATCACTAACCCAGCCTTTACCGCTGAAAAAGTTACCTATTCTTTGAAAAAAATCCATCTCCTAATACTCCCTACATTAACTGCTGCTTCTTTTTCTTTTCTTCGTCGCTTAAGATTGGTCGCAAGTTTGGTGAAATCTCATCATTTACACCGCCAATCTCTGAATTATCCTTGACAGTAACGTCCTTAGGGTCGTACGTCGCAAGGTCTGGTGCTTTCCAGTCCACTTTTTGGATAGGAATACTGCGATCACGTCCTAATTCGTCAATCTCTGTACCTAAACGGTTGATTTGGTCGCGTGTGCCTTGCTGGCTTGCAATAGCAGCTGCCATGCTTGAACCATTTGCCGTCTGTTTGCCTACGTTAGCGCTTCTGACGCGGTCTAGCAGCTCGGCACGGGATTGTGCTATCTTTTGCTTCACACTGTTCACACGGTTGTCATATTCGCTCTGAATGTCATCTTTGTTTTTGTTGTAAGCGTTCTTCACTGCGAAATAATTGACGTCCATATCTCGACGGTTCTTAGCGTATGCGTCCTGAGCTTCACCTTGCTGCTTTGAGGCAGCTTTAGCGATCTCATAAGGTGCTACAGTCTTAGCGAATGAGCTATCTCCTGCTCCACCAGCCGCTAGAATACCCTTAGCTGAGCGAACCTTAGTTGCCGTGTCGCTTTCGATTTGGTCGCGTGTCTTTTTAATATTGTCAATTGCGTCTTTGGTGTTCATGTTGTAACGACCAGTTGACTCATTGAAGCTGTTTTCGTTTTCTTGCCATGCGCGGTCTTTAGCTTTTCCAGCGTTAGCAATACCAACGGCTTCCTGACCGCCTAGACGGTTGATAGCTGAGTTAGCTTGTGCGATCTCGTCATCGTATTTAGCGATAGCGTCTGCCTTGTTTCTAGCTTCTTGAGCAGCGAATGGGTTGAATCCACCGCCACCAGGACCGACGACAGATTCAGGGGCGTCTCCCGTGTCATTGTTGGGTGTCATGCCGCCACGATTAGGGTCGGCTTGTTCTTTATACGCCTGGTTCTTCCAGTAATTGACTGTGTTGTCGTCCCATCGCCCAGCATTGTTAACGCCATTTTTACCAGCGACGTAGACATTGCCGTCTCTACCTTTCCAGAACGTACCACGAACTACACCATTGCGTACATCTGCGTGAACACCTTTGTTGTCCCTGACACGACCAAACGGTCCGTTGTCGTCAAAGATGTCTCCTCTTGACCAATCTCCAAAGAGTGCCATAAAAAATCTCCTTATTTTGTTATAAGGAGAGAGACTCAGTAGAAGATGTTATTTATTTGAGTTCGCAGAAGTGCTGAACGACGACACCGTTCTTTACGCCTATGCCTGTTTTCGTATACTTAGGATTTTGTAGAGCCTTCCTGTGTGGTTCTGAGTTCATCCAGCTGTTAAAAGCGTCTCGGGATGTAGCTGAGCTGTTATCTGTTCGCCAGGTTAGGTTCTCGCTAGCACGTCTGCACTCCCCGCCCGTATGTTTAAATACTAGCTCATACCCATGTATTCCCTCGGGTGATACATGATCGCGATAGTTGCGGTTTACCATATCATCTGCTTTTTCTTGTGCACTGGCGTTTATCCTTGGGTCAACTTCTAATGGCGCTACGCCAATTCTTGCACGCTCTTGGTTTACTAGTTCCAGGATCCTTTGGGGGTCGGCAGGCTGTTCTTCAATGTCTGTTGAATATTCAGAGAATTTACTGTGATATTTCACATCTTCTTTATCTGATTCCCGAGCTTCAGTGTATTCAAACCACGCACCAATACCTACTATAATAGCTAGAATGGTGATGATTATAACCTTTTTCATGCTTACACGTTAGCACAACAGAGGTAATTTGTCAAGATGTAGTTTAATACAGCCACTGACTCACTCCGCCGTGATGTGAGCAAGTTCCTCTTCCAGTTGAATACGACCTTGTGCCGTCTCGACAGATAGCTCCACCTCTTTCTTGCTGAGATTCCATATACTCCATGTATTCATCGTTATAGTCTGGTTCTCCCTCATCCATGGCTTCTCTGCAGTCATCATTATACATACAATCATATGCAGCTTTAGAAGTCGGCGTATATCTGACAACCTGATTGACTGGCTGTTTTACAACAGTCTCTTTGTTAGGATATCCAGATTTTGAGGCTTTACAGACTTGTTTTGAACCATTCTGACCGACAGTTTCTATGCGACTTGTTTCGTACCGAGATTTACCCTTATCTATGTTGACAGTGTCGTAATTTATAGTTTCTACTGTGCAAGGTTTGTAGTAAACTGGTGCGAAGTAGTCGTATATCTGTTGTCTAAATAAGAATCCAAACACGCCTAGCCAAAATACCATTAAGACTAGGTATCCGCCAATTTCTGCCCAATCTATGTTTTTGATCCACTGCTTCATCTATCTTCTCCCACAAGATTAAATGATTTGCCACCATTATACTATAGTATGAGCAATAACACACTCTACTAAGTCTCTCTCCAAATTGTTAATCTTCGACCTCTCATTTATCGCGGAGAGGCAAAACGCGGAGAAGGGGCGAGTTTCCCCGCCCCAAGTTGCTAGGCTTTCTTCAGAACCTGAACAGCAGGTTTCTTCTTATCAAAGACGAATGCGTCATAGACAACACGACCGTTGACGAAGTAACCGCTAGCGCTCTCCTTAAACTTACCCTGGTTGTAGTCAGCCAAGTGTTTTGGAGCGGCAGCTGCCATTTCGTGCGTCAAGATAAGCTGAACATTAGTTGGTAGGTAGCTATCTGGCACTTCAATAATCAAACAGCCGTCGATACGACCGTAGTTACCGCTTCGGCGGCTCTGAGCGGTCATTTCACTGGCTGGTGTAAAGTTTTGGTCGAGCCTCAACTTTGCGAACTCGGTTGCACTAACGAAGGCAACACGACCTGTGGTTGGTACTAGTGCGTTAGTCTGAGCAACCATCAAGTCGGTAAATGTTTCATATGCGTTTGCCTTAGTTGTAGCTTTGGTTGTTACCTTACCTGCCTCAACTAATGCATTCAAGTTGTGTTTGTCTAGAGTTGGAATAATAACCTCTTCCATCTGCACACGCATGAATTCGCTTGCGTCAAGCGAGCCGTCGCGTGAGAACTTAGCGTCTGCAAGATCAATTGAACCCGCAAAGTATTTATCTCCTGAAGCTGTTATTATTTGCTCTGAGTTGCCTACGGCTTTGTATTCGTAGCCAAATGAACCTACACCACCACCGCTAGTGCCAGGAGCTTTGCGTGTAGTGTAGTCACGCAATTCTTGTGAGTCGGTTGAGAACACCTTAAATGATTTAGTAGTACCACCAACAACTTCATATTTACCCTTAAAGGCAGGTGCTGTTAATGATTTAAGTGTATATCCCTTATCAAGGATTTTTGAATATGCTTGTGGCAAGTTAATAGCCATTTTATTTTTCTCCTATGGTTAGTTTTTTAGATTGAAGGATTTAATCGAAGAATCCATTTACAAATTGTTTTTCGTCTACTTCTTCTGATGTAGCCGCTCCGCCTGCGTTCATTACTGCCGCAGATTGCTTTGCTCTAGATATCTTCTTACTACCAGCTTTCAGACCTTCTTCGTAAATGCCGTGCAAGTCTGTCATAAACTCATAGAGCTTTTTGTCTGCCGAGATTGGCGCGCCCTCTTCGTTAAATTGCAGATTTGCCGCACTTACGTACATGTCAGCTGCTTTTTTAGTGAAGTCTGCATTGTATTCAGGTGAAGTTTCATCGAATACAGGATAGTCCTTAAGCAGTTCTACTCTATCGAGCGACATATTGTACTGAAGGTCAGCAATATCTGCCGATATTTCGTTTAACTGCGACTGCTGTTGGTTAAGCTCCTGATTGTATAGAAGGGCTTGAATTGCAGCGTCTTGTGGGTCTAGCCCTGCAGCTTCTAGTTGTTCTGGTGTTATTCGGCTTTCATTGATTGAACTTTGTAGCTGTTTGATGCCTTCGTATTCAGCTACTTCTCGTTTTAGTTCTTCCCGACGGGACACCAACCCTCGAATATCGTCATTCAGTTGAGCTTTACGCTCCTCTGCTTTTGAATATTCCGGCTTTTCTTCGCCCTCTTCAGGCTGTTTTTCTTGGGTTTCGTCTGTTTTGGGCTCACCCTCCGACTGTTCGCCTGAATCCTTATCACCCCAGAAGCCGTCTGTCAGTGATTTTTCATCAGTATTGTCGGTTGAGTTTTGTGATGTTGACGACACATCTGCCGCACTCTGGCTTGTATTTACGTCTGTAGTGGTATTGTCCACGGTTTTTTACTCCTTTATTTAGTTATTTACGACCTTTTACATCGGTGCGCAGATGAGAGCTCAGGAGGCGAACTCTTACCTGTAGAGATACTTCCGAGGTCCCACCTCTACAGGTAACAACCCGCCTAAAACAACTTCTCTAGTCGATAAGCTCCTTTCTCACCAAATAAATAAACACCTAGCGGTAAAACTGCTGTTAAACTCGGATCATCCACGCAAATTAAAACTCTGCCCTCTTGTCTGAATTCATGACTAGTCAGTAGTGATTCGGTGTCTAAGGGTTGTTCTAACTTTTCTCTAGCATCTTCACTATTCATTGGTCTGCTCGCTAATGTTAATTTGTGATTCAATCCAGGCTTTAAGCTCTGTGAGGTCGTTTACACGCCACCTAGCTGCAAGTAATTGAACTTTCAGGGATTTATTTGACGTTTCAGGATTCATAGTTAATTGATTGATGTTCTGAGCTAGTTGGATCTTTTCATCAATTCCATCAAGTAGAGTTTTTAGTACGTCAATTTCTTTTTTAGCCGCAATCCTCTCTTGGCTTTCTCTAGTTTTTCGTTCTTCTGGGATGTCCAAAGATAACCCACTGTTTGGGATTAAATCGTTATTCATACTGCTCCTCGCTGTCGGCTACGCCGTTATTGTTTTGATCAAGGTCGATAATCAACTCTTCAGGGTCGTCAACACCCGATTTGTTAATCATTCGCTTTAATAGCTGATCTTTGCGGATATATTGACCTAATTCAGGGTCAGACTGAACCAGTTCTAGTATTCCCTTTAGGTTTTCCATCGATTGTTCGTCATCTTTGAGCTTTGACGTGGACGCATCAACCTTGAACTTAAAGCCCTTTATTTCTTTGCTGTAATCAACGATAGCTGTAGTTGCATTAAAATTAGGATCTTCAACTTGTCGACGCTTGATATATTCTTGGGTGAGCTCAATCGTTTTTGTGCCTTCAGATAGCGCAAAATGGATATTAAGCATCGTTTCGCAGACATCACCAAACCAGTCTTCGAACTGTTTGCGAAGATAATTGTCACTAATACTTGTACGCTCTTGCTGTGCTTTAACACCGCTATCTGTTCGAGAAAAGCCAGGATTGCCGACTTCAGCAGATATACTGGTATCATTAGCGTTATTTATGTTTAAGATCTGGCTCTTGATTAGACCATAATTGTTCGAAAAGTTACTTAATGCGTGCGTAGAAATATTAACTGGCGAAATGCTTGCGTTAGGATCTGTCCCTAAATCCCAAATAGCATTTACTTTGAATCGTATAGTTGAAGTATCAAATGAACCTCGTTTCATGAGCGGTGGGTTTAATCCTAGAGCTTCTGCATACTGGTACATTTGTATCTCTGAATCGAGCATGTTTTGAAGACCTGCCACAAGCTCCACTGCACCACGTCCAATCGGACTAGACATATCCATGTCGTGGTATAGAAAATGAATCGGGATAACACCTCTCGGGTCAGGGTTGACAGTCGAGTAGATAACCTCTTTGTTGTCTGGACTATATCCGTAAAATAGCGCACCCTTTCCCTTTTGGAAGGCAAAAATAATCTCAATGCCGCCCATCTCAAGCCCTAGAGAACGCTCAGCAGGAGTTTTGCTTTCATTATCCTTCTCTTTAGCTTGTAGGTTAACTAGTTTATCTAGACGCCAGCCACTCTTTATTCCCTGTTTGTTTAATTGTTTTTCGCGGTAAATTAGGTACTTAATATCACTTGGTTGGTACCAAGCTCGTAAGAAAATAACGTTACAGTCTTTGTCGTAGACTTTTCCAGATTCTAAGATAACGTCTTTTATGTATGGTAATTTGAAGTCTGCACCAAAATAATCTCCGTGTTGTGCATAGAAGCAATATGCAGGCTGAGCTCCATACGTCATGGATTTACTCGACGCTCCCCAGGACTTCTGTAAGACGCTACCAGTTGTGTTTGCGTGCGGAATAATATCTTCTGTAAGATCTAAGTTAGCAATACCAGCCAAATCTTTATCTTTGTCTAAACTCGTCACTAAGCCCGTAGGAATCTGCTGAATTACACTTTTAGGACGTGACTGAACATAGCTAGCTGTAGTTCCATCTGTAACATTAGGTAAGCCATCTGGGATATTTGGCTTAGGTTTATTTAGAGCAATACGCTCAAGCTCATCAATACCAGATAAAACTGCCTGGTACTTCTGCAAACTTTCATCGTACGCGTCGCCGATGTTAGATTCGTCTATAAAAGAAAAAGCCACTGGTTTCCCCCAACGTAAAAATTACTGTTACGTAATCATCACGCTGGGCATTTCCCAGTAGCTTGTTACTCGTCTATAATATCACATTTGAATAAAAACGTCTATAGCCGTGAGTTTTTATCTAAAATAGTCTTTTTAACTAGCTGAGGTAGACCTGTCTTTTTGTCTATTCTCACACTTAAAGATATATCTAAACATTCCCCATTTTCTGCCTGTTTTATTAAATCCTCAAACTCTTGTCTGACTTCTGTAAAGGTTGATACTTTCGATGAGATTGTAAACGAACGGATACTTTGAGCCGTCATATAATCTCTTATTTTTCTGACTTCTTCCACTTCCACCCCCTCCGTAGTGTATTTATTTCTTACTTCACCGAATCTTAGCTCCATAATGCTGATAACTCTCCTGAAGTTTGAACTACTGGCTTCTGCTCATATTTTGGCTTTAAAATACTAGACAGCTTGTACCTAACAGCATCTAGTGCGTGATCGAATCCACCTTCTGGTATATTGATAGTCTTACCGTCTTTGTCAGTCTGCCATAGATAATTCCTGTATTCTTTAATCAAATTGACACTTCGCTTAGTCATTGAGATACTCTGCTCTTGCACATAACCGATTCCCTGTAAAATAGATCCGGCGCCTTTTTTCGCAGCTACAACAGACAATCCGTACATCTGTAGCTCATCGATAGACTTCGGCTCTGCTGAATCTGCTACAATCACACCAAAATCTAAGTTATTCATAAGTGAGGCGATTTGTTGATTGCTCATACCTTTTCTGTAAAGAACCTCATCTAAGACATATCCGCCGTTATAATAGTAGACTCCGACTACTGCTGCGGGGTCATTTGAATATCCAAAATCCAATCCATAGCCTTCTAGGCGGGCTTCGTGAGGTATTTCGTCAATAATCCTCCAGCCTTTGTATATTCTACCTTCGACCTCTCCTAGTTGACCTAATCCGTAAACAGTCCACCAGTTTTTGTTTGATTTGTGTGCTTCAATGTCTTTTACGATTGTTTCAGGCAGACCTTCATTGTCTTTATAAGTAACTGTAATCATTTCCACGTCGTCACGTGTATTTAATAAGTCATAGAACCAGAACTCGTTTGTAGGGTTCCAGTCAAGCCAAATCTCTAATCGTGTACGCACTGCTAATTGGTCAAATGATTCATAAGCTACGTTGTTACACTCGTTTATGAATAATCTATCACGACGTGGTCCACGTACTTTACTAGGCTGATCAGCACTGAAGAACTCTATCTTTGAGCCTGTTTCAAATGTATAGATAGAGTCTGTAGCATTCCAAGCTGATTCTTTCCAGTAGCCGTGTTCCTGCATAATATTTTTAAAATCACGCATAGCACCCCTTTTAAGATGCGGAAATGATTCAGACACAACACTAGTTAAGGTCGCTCGCTTGTCTGTCTGAGCCTTACTGATGAGTATTTGAAGAATAGATATAGTTTTACCAGCCGATGTTCCACCGCACACACCACGGATACGCTTTGTCATCTTAGCCAGCTTTTTTGTTGAACTGGTCAAGACGAACATATTATTGTTCGCCCTCCACCAAATCACCAAGGATTGGTTTAGGAAGTTTGACGTGCACTTCCTTCTTTTCGGTTATTCGCTGTTTGAGCTTGTTGTATTCTTTAATTGCTGACATCTTAGCTTTGAAGTCGGCGTCTTGTGTGATCAGTTTTTCCATTTGTTTATCGACAAATTGGTCATTCAACCCACCAGCTTCAAATAGCTCGTCTATCCTTCTTAAAACGTTGGCACTAGTTAATAGCACTGAAGCTCGTGCTCGTGCATTATTATACCAATTAGGTTTTGACTGATCAGGCTCATACGCCTCTATATAACTTTGAACGCCATTACCAAAAAACTCTCTATCGCTTGCATAGAGTTGGCAGAATCTTTCTTGCCTTGGGTTTAATCTTCTTGGCTTTTTATCCATATCCACCTCATTTTAAAAATACATAAGAACGTTTTACTTCAGAGTTGCGTTCTTTCAACTCACATACTGTACTTATATTATAACATAAATAGAGGTAGACAAGTAAAATATCAAAAATATTTACAAAAGGTATTGACGTTTGGCACTACCTTTGTTATACTGAAGACAGTCAAGAAGGAAGCGGCGCAAACAAATTGCAAGGCGCGACAGCACAACACTCTGACTAGCGACTAAACTAACTCTCTCGAAAGGAGAATAAAATGGCAACATTTACAGGATGGTACTATAACGGCGACCAACCAACTCAAGAAATACAATTTGAAGCAGATAAGAGCTTGAAGGGCGATACAGAGGAGCTTGAGGCGATTATGAGGCGGGAGATGCGTAAACGATTCAGCAGAAGCACGGCTGAGAATGCTACAATTGAGAACATCTCTATTGAGTTAGATAGGGACGCAATGCTAGAGAATATCATTGAGACGGTAAAGGGACTAGACATATATGAGGGCTATAGAGTAGAAGTCTGTAACGATGGTACTATGTTCTTTTACGATGATGACGATGAGCTAGCGGAGGTATTTAAGGCACAGGAGGCGCTTAGAGAAGCGGTGGATTATATGGAATCGACTGGTAATGAAGAGGCGGAGGTGAGATATGACGGAATAAAGTTTTTCATAGTAGAAGCCATTTATTAAATGTTAACAGCCTCGCCGGCGGCATTGTAGCCGGCAGAAAGGTCAAATGAAAAAAACTAAGCATATCTACGTTAAAATATCAGAAAGTGATCACCAGCAAATCGTCAAGCGAGCAGCAGAGCTTAATTTGACCATCAGCGAGTATATTCGACGGTTGGTTCTGGTAGATATTGCGAAAGCTGAGAAATAGTGCTAAACTACGAATGCTAGTTTAGTCGCTAGTTGAGATACAATCCGCCTTGAAAAAGGCGGATTATCTTTTGACTTTTCTACGAATTATTTGTAGCGGTGTACGAAATGCCTCAAGCCTAAATATAGGCTCCGAATAAACCCTAAAATACTCAATATAGAATCTTTTTCTGATGTATTTTTTTGCATAATCAATGGCATCATAGCGATCCTCAAAAGCGATAATTTCGTTAATAGAGTTTTTTAGAATATAATCGTCGTTGGTCTGTGGATTGATTATTCGAGCGATATACAAGCAACCACTGTCAAAATTTGAACCAACAAGAGTCGCTTCTAAAGGATTTCTATTAATCACAGTTGCTTCTCCTTAATATTTTTATATAATCTTACAATTGCTCGCTTTAGATCGTAGTTATAGATTTTCATTCTTCTCCGCTAGTTCAGAATCTTTGTGAACATTACCGATAACTTCCAACATATCAAGATTAACCCCCATAGTATCTAGCTCGGAAAAAGTATATAAGAAGTTATTTTTGACCATTCGTAATCCGAAACCAGCTAAATCATCTGTCCACTCTACTGTGCCCACATGTTTACCAGTTTTGCTAGTGAAAGAGCAGATATCACCCTCATAAATCTCTGTACCGTTCTTGTCTTTTAACCCTGTATATTGCTCAATAACAATCTCGTCTGCCTCAACAAGTTTTCGATCATAAAAAGGCTCCTCTATAAGAACGGCTGTATAAACTCCATTCCCATCAAATCGTAATGATTCAACCTGACACATTTGTTTATATGGCTTGTACCAAGCCCTAACTTTTAGTTCACGCATTATAATATGTCCTTCGCCTCAATAACCTCTATATCACTGATATCGTCATCAAACAATTCTAATGCTTCCCAGACGGTATAATCCTGGATCTCGTCGAAATCGACGCTTGCGACGTTTGGTTCCTCTTTAATATATTTATCAGCGGCTTCTTCTGCCTCTTTATAACTATCAGCCTCAACAAAGATGCTTCCTTTAATGGTTTGTAAAATATCGACTTTATAAATCATTGCCATTTCCTTTCTCTAAGGCTTATTAACTTATTACCAATCACAAAATAGCTCCTGTCCTTTTCTTTGATTTGGTCGTTTCGGTATAATTTCATCGATATCATCTCTAATTATTAAATCTACTCCAGATGAATAGTAGCCGTTCTGCTCGCTACGTGCTTGAACCCATTTCGGTATACCGTCTATATCTTTAATACTGAACCCGTCATCTCCAATTTTTATGGCTTCTGCGAACTCTTTAGCGGTCATTGTCGGTAACTCAGTTCCTACGGGTAACTGCTCCTCGAAATCAAGATAGTTAATTTCGCAACAACTTTGGTCGTGGTCGCTCTCGAGTATAAGACCATTGTCAAACTTTAAGTATCCTTCTTCAGATTCTATTACTTTCATATTCCCTCCTTTAATTGACATCTGTCATTTCATTTTCACAATCAGATTAGCCAGATTGCCAAGTCTGGTTTTGTGTATATCGTCGATAGCGATTACTTTACGATTACTACACAATTCTTGATATTGACTTTTAGAATAGGTCCGCCATACATACTTCTCAAGCTGTAGTCGTTCAACCCATTGTTGTGCATATTCTTGACCACCAGCACTCCAGACAACCACCTTTACGTTTTTGAATATACGGGAACAAAGAATAAGAAACTCTACTACCTGAGTGTTTGCAGCATCAAATGGATAAACTTGACCATGAACTCGCCGCTCTTGTACAACATTTTCATTGATATTACTAATTAAAGTTCCATCAACATCAAAAGCTATAATAAAGTTTTCCATTTTATCACCCACTGGTAAGCTGTCCATAATTCTCCTTATTACCTTTAGACGAATTACAATTCCTGTGTGCTAACTGGCAGTTGTCGTCAAGCCACCCTTACTAACTGGGACGATATGGTCAATCGTGCAATCCTTCATCGTTTCAATCGGCTTGTTGCAAAGAGAGCATATTGCTCCATTGTTGTTTATTAACTGTCTACGGATAAATTGCGTCGTGCGAGTTTCTTTTTTACCGTAAGTTTTGTGCGTCGGTGTTTTGTAATTGCGTCCTTTAATATTCCGTTTCATCATTCTCACTCTTACATTCCATTGTCATAACTTTTCATATTTAATCTCCTCAACCGCAGAACTGGACGGGTATATAAGATGATAATTTGACAAGTGTTGAGTTTTTGATTTATCGAGAGTTACCTCATTACCAGCTTCTCTGCTGGGTCAAATGGTCTAGCCATCTAATTCGTACTTGTAAATTGTCTTATATACCCAATTGGCTATACAAGGTGATGATTTGCCGAGTTTTAATTTCCTCGAATGTGAGGGAATTGGGTTTCGTAAAGTCACATCACATGCTACGAAGCTTTCTATCAATAAGCAGATATCCCTAAGCTCATGATTAGGTACTTATTTTCAAGATAGCGTCTACCTATTCCGCCACTTATATAGCCAGTTGACAACACCAATTTGTATATCATTAAGTGAGTTAATTACTTTAAGGTTTGATGTTGCCAGTTAGACAGACGACCCGGGTGGGCAAAAATGGTCATCTGTCCAGTTCTACGGTTGAATTGTTAATGTTCTAAACCAATTTCGACACTTGTCGAATATGGTTTCTACTGGGTACGATTTGTACCCGATTGGTTTAGTGTTGTAACTCATTTTGAGGACTTCCTCAAAATGGTTTTACCCAGTTTATTGACATATGGCAGGTCATTGGTTAATGGTGTTTATACATTCAGTATTTTTATAATAATTGCAATAATCGCAATTACGAACGCTATGAGCAAGGCGGCAATTCCAGTAAGTATTATCACACCAATCCAACCGACTATCGCTTCTGGTTGCATTATTTTTCCTCCTCAACTCCAAAATAAATCTTCCAATCTTGCTCGTTTTCTTCGATGGATTTTTCAGCTTCTTCTCTAGTCGCATAGTGTACAGGTTCGCCAGAGTCGTAGCAGCCAATCTTAAATATTGCAAGCGTTTCGCACTCGTGGTCATAAAAAACAATCCACCTTCTCGGGCTTTTTCACACTCTTCTTCAGTAGGATAGATAGAGCCTAGAGCCAGACGTTTATCGTCTACAATCCTATCATTCCAAAAGTTAAAACATACATCGCCCCAAGAGTCAACAAAATAATATCTATTATCTTTTTTTGGCTTCCAGTGAATACTGTCTGTCGGTTCTTGGATTTCCTCGAACCATTCTGTGAGGATTTCTGGAAACTTTTTCAGGGTAGTTTCGTGGTAAATCATTATTATTAAGCCCGTTTCTGTGGTCTTTTGGTTTTCTGGAGTACCAGCAATAAGATTTCCCGTTTTAGAGATATATGCCAACTGTCCAGCTTTGAATGTTGGTAAATCTTTTAGAAGTTTATACTGTTTCATACTTACTCCTTAGCCAACTTAGGTCGTTCACCTTCAATTCGACTGTCTAGTATTTGATTGATTCGATGAATAATATATTCTCGCTCGTTTAATTCTTCTAGCGCGCTATCCTTCATTTCTAGAAGGTCGATAGTACTCATCTCATCTAGTGATTGATAATCATCTTCGTAATAAGGTGTTACTTGTTTTTCCATTTCTTTTCCTCTCTATCCTTTAATTCTTCTATAGTTTCTTTCATCGCAACCATACCATTCTTCTCATTATCTATTAAGGTGTAATACCAATATTCAATTGTTTCTCTTTGAAGCTTTTCCATCGCTTTTATGATACTTTCAGAAGCTCTATTATCAAGTGAAGCTTGATAGCATAGAAGGTCATCATATTTAGCGTACCCTTTAGCAATATTAAGTTGAGCGGCTTGCGTAAGAACCCTATATTCGAAGAGGGCTTGATAAATACTTGATCTAGTGGCTTTTGGTAGTGAACCCATTATTACTCCTATTCTTTACGATTGCCTTTCTTATTTCGCAATTCATTCATCCACTCTTCATCTTGTTTAGCTATGTTGTATTCTGAGATAGCTACAAGAGCCAGAATAGACAGTACAAATGTTATCCAAATTAAAATAAACATTTATCGTCCTTTGTTTTTTAAGTCTTTAATTAAGATTTCCAGCTCTCCGTCTGTCCATTTGTAGGGCTTTTTCATACTTTCTAACAGGTCAACGATGTCTTCGCCGTAAGTTTTCAACATAAATCTTGTGTAGCCAATCATATTCCCTTCATCGAATCGATTACACGATCTACATTGTGCGTGTACGTTGCGTTCATCGTATCTGAGAGCCATCCATCTTCTATTTATGAAGTGTCCAGCGTCAGCTTGTTCAAACGGCTTTCTCTGACCACACGAACAACAAGTAAAGAATCCGTCTTCAGAATCTCTCATTCGTATATATTTTGAGAATATCCTATCAGCTTTTTGAATTAGTTTTCGACTCGCCAATTTTACCCTCGCATTCTCCAGACTCTGACAAATCTACCGTTCATCAATGGTCTTTCACTTTTTCTCCAACCAACAGGTACAAAATCATCACATCTGAATACACTACCAGTTGTGTTTCTGTGTAAATAAGGTGGTCTAGGACATTCCTTGAGTACGTCTTCAATTGTGATCAGAGATTTATTCTCTAATAGTTTTCTCGCTGTTACACGAGCGTTTTCTATCCAGGCTTCACGCTCTTTTTTGAATAAATCTTTCATCACATTACCCTCTCAACAATGAAATTATCTATCATTGTTATTTTGTGAATCGTTCCACCGTATTTTTTCTGAAATTGCCGTGCGTCTTTTCGCTTTCTAAAGTTTCGATTTGAATCGTCGCTTTTTACTAGATACAATTTCTGTAAACCCATCATCTTCCCCCTTTTCAAGTCTGCGTGAGACTACCAAGTCATTATCGATAAATGACCATTTATACTTCCTCATAAAACTGATGTCTGGGTCTACAATCCGAATCGTAAACCCATTGTCAGTTTCGAGAAGGTAGACTTTTTTTCTTCTCGTCATTTAACCTCCTAAAAAGGTATTTCGCTCAGATCTACTGATGTGCCGAGGTCTTCGCTTGATTTCGCTGTTTGAGCCTTGCTGTCGCTCAAAAATTGAACCTGCTCCACAATCACCTCAGTAGCTTTACGTTTATCACCGTCTTTTTCCCACATCCTAGTTTGTAGTCGACCAGTTACACCAATTTGTTTACCTTTTGGTGCGTATTGGGCTAATAACTCAGCTGTTTTATTCCAAGCCGTCATGTTGATGAAACTTGATTCAGAGTTTTTATCACCGACTGCTAAAGTAAATGAAGCTACAGACTTGTTAGTGTTAGTTTTTCTAACTTCTATATCCTGAGTTACTCGACCGATTAAAGTTACGCTATTTATCATATTCCTCCTTAGAACATTAATTTTTGGACTTCTTTTTCTACTAGCTCAAGAGTAGCGTTCTCTACCCGCTTTACTATTTCGATCTCTTCTTTATAGTCTTCTCGATTTAATTCAAAAATCTGTAATCCTAATTCTGGATTTGAGAACACGTCTGAGTAGATACAGAAGTAAAGCTTCTTCAATTTGTCATTTACTACAAAGTATTGAAGAATCTGCGGCTTATATTCAGAAGGCGGATGTTTTTCATAGTAGGCTTTGACTACTTTCCAACTATCCAAGCATTTGATTTCTACAGCCTCTGAGACTTTTCCTGAATCGTCTACGATTTCGCCATCTGGTGAGCAAATCATATATTCGTTTTCTTCAGATTGCCAAACTCGACCAGGGATAATTTTCTTGCCGAGTTTTTCAGAAATCAGCTCTCTAGCCTCATCTTCTAGGATTTGACCTCTCAGCATAGCTGAATAAGTAGCGCCTTCTGGTATTCTATCTGCGTAGTCATTCGGATTAATTGGCTTGGCTATTCGCTGAGCAATTAGCTTATAGATTGAATCGTTTATTTGAACATTCGCATAGAGTTCATTCAATTCATCTTCAGTAAGCATTGCCTTGATGTTATCTATGGTTAGATCTTTCGGGAAATCATAGCCTTTACTTTCAGCAAATTCGACCAGCTCGGCTTTTGGTATATATCGAACTGATGAATAATCTTTCGCTGATGAGCCTGAGATCCTTCCTTCATGAAAATCCAACCACTCTTGACTTCGTTGTTCAAGATCTAGGATTTTCATTATTCTAACTTCGCTTTCATTTCGTCTTTAACGCCGACAAGCTCACGTGATAGCTTTGGATTGGTTTTGACAATCTCTGTATACTTTTCTTTTAATTCGTCTAAAGTCTTACAGGCTCGCAATTCCTCTTCGGCTTTCTTAGTGTCTTGGAACGTCTCAAACTCCTCCATCTCTTCGGTACTTGCGATTTCTCCATTATTCAAATAACCAAGCAAACTCAATGCTCGACCGACTGAGATCGTTTCTAGTTTTTCGAATGCTTTATCCCGTTTCATCTGATTAACTGAATAAGCCGCTGTTCCAGTAGCGTCCGCAGAGTATTCGTCTCGCTTATCTTTTAAGATGTAGGTTGTGAATACTGCACCGCCGTTTGGTGTAAATTCATAAGTAGTTTTAATTGACGACCGCGGATTGTCTTGTCTAAACTCTTTTAATCGATCGGCGACTTTCGCATAATCACCACCAGAAACCTTTGAAGTCTTCACTTGCTTCATAGTTCCTCCTTATAAAAATCTTAAATATCTTCCATTTGTATAAACTGACCAAGCTTTATAACCTTGTGATTTCCACACGTGATAAGCACAGCCAATGTTTATTTCTGGGTTGTGCGAATCGCAAGCTTCTCGTCCAGGTAAAATCCTTACTTGGAATAGAGAAACTGAATAGCCATACGTTCTTCCGTTTTGTATAAATGTCAGGCTTGTATCGCCTGTAGCGTTTTCATTACACGAACTTTCAGCTTGCATGATGGCTTTCATAATTCGCACGTCCCAATTGTATTTCTCAAGTAAAGGTTGAAACCTGTCGCAGCCGCCTACACGTCCTGCCTCCACAGCAGGTTTTTGAGGTGCAGGCGAGGCTTCAACCTTTGCGGCAGTTTGTGGTAGCAACGGTTGCCGCTTTTCCGTCGCTACTGTTTTGACACTTCAACCTTGACATTCTTGACGATTGTCGCTGCTTCAGTTTTGACTTGTTCGGTCTGGTTCTTCTGATATTGCATACCGCCGATGAAAGCGATAATTGCTGTAATTAAAATAGTAATAATAATAGTTTTGATAGTTTCAATATTAAGTTTTTTCATTTTCTTCTCCTTGTTTTGTTTTTTGTTTTCTTTATTCTCTTTTAAGCTAGACATTGTACTAACTCCTCTCTAGCACAGATATTTACAACTTCGTCCTCAATTCCGTCACAATCTGGATTTGGACAATAAAACTCAGGTTCGCCATGACAACCACACCATTCAGCTTCTCTGCCTGAACAGCAAGGTTGAATTACTTCTAGGTTGTCGTGGTTGCAGTACCACTCGTTATCAAAGAAATCAAAGCGATAACTTGCTCTAATTTGCTTTACTTCAATTTTCATATTTACTCTCAATCTGCCATTTGATATAATGGCTTTGTAGCCGCTCTTTTGAGCGGTTTTTGCTTTATACTGCCCACTTTTCAGCGCAGGTGTGGGAGACCTGTAGTGAGCAGCGCTGAGCGTTCGAAAATAAACATAGGACTACAAAGATGTAAACTTAACCCATCGAACGCCAGCTGAATTAAAAATGTGCTAGCGGCTATCAAACCGCTCGACGCTACCCACTAATTCCAAATTGTTAAAATACTAACTTCTACACGTGTTACGCCTGAACCTTGAGCAATCTGTCACGCTTGTATAATTTTCGTCGTACGCTCTTTTGCGGTGTCGCTTACGTAATCGTAATAGTACAGTTTGTTAATTCTGCACGAGATTATCAGACAGCCGATTGATAACCTCGTGGAAATTAAAAAACACCACTTTCGTGATGTAGATAAAAAAAGAACCGCCATAAAGGCGGTGGTTTACAAAACCGTTGCTCTAGCCAACTGAGCTAAAGCGGCAACTGAATTTATTTTATCAATTTTTTCTCTCTGTGACAAGAGT